TGCATTGAAGTGTGCTGCACCTTCTGCAGCTCCTGAGAACGTGTCAAACTTCTGGGCGATTCCAAGCAAGGTCGAAACTTCAACACCAGCCGCCTTAGCTTGCGCAGCCAAATTCTTAAAGACCTTGATCGAACCCTTTCCATATACCGCAAGAGTCTTCGATGCAGCATTGAAGTCTTTAATCATCTTATCTGCCGTCATACCAAGTGCAACACCAGACATCGCCAATTCTGTTTGGGTATCAATGGCTTCAGATGCACTCATATTCATTATTTTAAATGCGTTTTCCATGAAACCTGCTGTGTCTGTGGCGCTAACGCCGAGTTTTTCCATTTGTGAAGTGGACATTGCTAAATCTGATTGGGTTTGCTTTGATAGTTTGGCGAATTGAGACGTTCCCGCATTTAAAGCAATGATCGCATTGGCCGCGCTCTCCATGGACACTCCAAGCAAGTTTCCTGCTCTTTGTGTATCGTAGAGCACATCGTTAAACTTGCCAACAGTACCTGTTTTTGCTGCTAATGTCGCAAGACCTTCGTCGAATGCGTTTAAAACCTTCATTGATTCGGAAAAGATTTTGCTTCCAATGTTCATCGCGATGTTTTGTAATGAAAACATTGTTTTAAATTTAGCCTTAAAATCGTCCAATGCAGCAAGTCCATCATCACTGGTGTCTTGAAACAATCTAAAAGCGCTTTCCATTTTTCCTACAAAGCTGTTGCTAAACTTGTCGGTAAGACCAACAAGGTCACCCATACCACCAACAAGATCTGATACAGTCCTCTTATGTTCAGAAGATAATTCATTAATCCTTGCTTGGGACATAGACACATCGGTATATTTTTCGACTAGACCATCAAACTCAGCACCGAATTGACCAGTCAGAGAATTAAGCTCTTTTCCTGCCTTTATTTGTTCTCTGAGGTTGTCTAAGGTGGATTTATTATTTTCATCCAGTTGCTTCCCTAATCCAATCTTTTCTCCCAACAGTAACAACTCCGCATTTATCATCTTTGCTTCTTGTTCTCGAGCAGCGGTGAAATCCTTCATTGCGTTGGCGGAGTCCATTAAAAGCTTTGCTCTAGACTTTTCTAGTTCCAATGATTCTCCACTAGCATCAGTGTCAATGCTTGATGTGGCGCCTTTGGAACCCCATGCTTTCTTGGCTTCCTTTGTAAGATCTTTATCGTCGGAAATTCCTTTGATGATTGCTAGCAGTTGTTCTTTTGTATATGTCGCCATGTGTTGTCCCTCGTTATTCCCTAATTAGCTTCGAAAACAAAAACCCAAAGGACGTTACCGTCTCTTTTGGGCTTTCTTAACTTCTTTGGCTTCTTCTTCGAACTGTTTTTTCATTCTTTCGACAAACCAACTCCTCAAACCGATTGGAAGGTTATAGGCTTCGGTCAATGACCAGCCTCCAAAATGTTTCAAAATGAAGAACTGCTCATAGACTCCCTCCATGAACTTAGATGTTAGGCCAAAAAAAGTCCGTTCCAAAAGGAACGTCGACCTCCTGCTCGTTAGAGCAACTCTTACAAGTAAGAGTCTCTGAGATTCGGACGGTTGTAGTGCAACTTCTCAAGCACTTCTTAAAGTGTGAAGCATCTGCGATGATCATGTTGTCAACGTAAGAGTGGATCACTTCTTCTTCTGTGAAATCCTCAACTGACTTAATCATCTTCTTGTATTGTTCTACTGCGCCATATTCAACTGTTTTGCCTTGGATGGCCATTTCCATGATTCTATTTTCGTCTTCGCCATTTGCGACTCGGAACTTAACCGTGAACTTTGTACCGGGCATTGTGGTTTGATATAAGCCATTCCCAGCATAATGAACAATATTCATCCCTTCTTCGTCAAGACCACCTTCGATCTTTGGCGACATTAAATCAAACGTCATCATGTTTTTTGTCGCACACTTAGGACAGTTAACTACGGCGTCGTAATTCGCCCCGTAAGCCGTTGCACGAGCTTTGATGAGTATTGCGTTGCGGTCACACACAAGAAGGCTTAGAGGGTCAATCTCGCCGTCTACAATGATGTTTTGCATCACCCTCTCTAGTGCGATCCCTTTTCTTATAAGAGATTGGTTTGAAAGCGTGTCTTCATCTTTTGCGGTCATGAATTTAATCTCAACAAAGTCGATCCCGTTTAGAGGATGGTCTTCTGGATATCCTTGACCTTTTGATGGGAGGTCAACGACCTCCGTTGGGGCCACAAAATTTAGTGGACTCATTGGTGGAGCATCTGAGTGCTCTGGTTTATTGTCTGATCCCAGACGATTGGAATTTCTTCCCATTATATCTCCAGTATATTATTTAAAGTCAGCAAAAAAGGAATCTCCTGCAAATGCTGCGTCGATTTACGTTGTAGCTTGAGCTTGAGCAGCTTCTTCCGATGCAATACCAACCGAATCTCCATCGGAAGTTCCATAATCTGCATAGTCATAAGCTATTTCAAGTGTAATCTCAGATATATCATCACTTGAATAATCAAGTTTACTGTATGTTGCTGAGATTATAAAAGCTCCTTTAAGGGTCCATGCATCCACAATTGTTCCATCTGCATCTAAGTGTTGTATTTGTAAGTCTGATACCGCCGAATTGTTTCCTTTCCCGATCCCTTTCATTGGACTCTTATCGGGGCGAGTATATCCCATTATAGCCAATTCTTCATGAAGTACTTCACCACCGTTGGGACCTTTTTTGGCGAAATCCGCTAGGGTGATTTGAATGTTTTTCCAAGTCACAATACCAGGATATTTGAACTTATGGTTGATGAGTTGATATTCACTATTGGAAACATCAAACGATGGCTTATCAATCGACTTGGCAAACCACCAAGTCATTTGTGGGTTATTTATTTTAAATCTAAAATTTCTTTTAGGTTCAAGAGATGCTTCTGTCCAAAAGCTCATGTGTTACCTCTATTAAGATTAACTAGTGATTGTAAAATCTTCTTTTCCGTCTTTGTGCTCACATTCTGCCCAGTCGTATCGCCAAGTCAAGTCGATTGTTCTCAAGTCGTCATTATCATAAGATAAGTCAGAAAACGAAGCTCCTTTCAGCCAAGCATTCTTAAGGGTCCACTTCTCTATAAGTTTGCCTTCAGAATCCAAAATTGTAACCATAACTGCTATTGTTGCCTTAACAGAGTTGTTCTTGGACATGGTCTTTGGAGTCGCATCTATGTCTTTCTTTTCCTTGACTTTATACCCAGCATCTAGAATAATCTTATTAGTTAGTTGTGCAGCATTGGGTGAGACCGGGTCTACTAAAGACATTGTACAATCAGCCCAAGTTAAACGACCAGGAAAGTAATACTTGTTATCCATGAAATCGTGTGTAGTCTCAGAAATATCGTAAGACGGTGTCTTAAAGTTTTTTACCCACCAGATGACAGAGTTGTCGTCGAAGCCAGTGATTTCTACTCTAAATCTAAAATTTCTTTTAGGCTCGGTTGATGATTCAGTCCAAAATGACATAATGTAATTCTCCTATTTATTAGTAATTAGTGTTGATTAAAATTCTACGCCGCTTTGAGTGATAACAAAGTCAACAGCGATAAACTCGATTGCACGAGCCGGCTTAACAAAAACCTTCGCATACAAAATGTTTCGATCTTGAAGATCTGGTGTTGTTGTGGTCTCATCAAGAACAAGCTTATATTCGCTAACGCCAAATTCAGCCTTTACTTCAGAGAGAACGATATCTGCTTGAGACTTGAAACGATTCCAAGTTGCTTGAACGTTTTGGTCAAACAAGATTGTATCAGCGATATCTCCAATCTCTTTCTTGAGATAGTTCATCAAACGACGAACATTGATGCGATCAAGTGCCGATGCTTCTTGTTGAAGAGTTTTCTGTCCAAAGATCACGGTGTCACCTGTTGCAGGGAAACGTGCGATTGGATTGATGTTTACTTCATACAAGCTATCACGATCAGCTTTAGTTAGGTGTTCGATTGTTCCTAATATTGCAGGACCGCCAGAGCCACCAAGAGGGTTTAAACCACCTCTTTGGAACCCAGCAGGTGCGAACCATGGCTGAGAGTCAGCTTCTGATTTCGCAATTGCTCCAATAGCTGCTACTGATGGAGGGATTACGATAATCGTTCCATTTCCATTTAAGGTATCAGACAATCGGACATTTGGATAGTAAGTCGCAGCGTAAGAACTATCTAATCCAGCTGCATTTATTTCGCCGACAATACCGCTGAT